GTCGAGGGTGAGCCCATGAGTGACGAGGAGAAGGAATACGCCGCAGAAAAATTCTTTGAACTTCAGGCGATTGCACATGGACTCCGAGAAGAACTTTGAGGTTAAGCCGTTTCCCCTTGAGACGGAGTTTCGTGTGCTTTCGATCAGACGAAGGCTACACGAACTCTCTCGAGAGGAAATTGAGGAGTTTCTGACCGAGGCGCTTTCAATCATGGCGAAATTAGCACACCAGGTAACTCAGTTGCGAGACTATGTGGAGCAAATTGAGGGTAAAATAGGTGATCTAGATCAATAGCCATGTCAAAGGAATTGCCCAAAGGTCATCCTATGTCAGCCCACAAAGATGAGGTGGGGCAGGTGATGCACCGGTGGAAGCATCACGACCCGAAACCGTTGCACAGTGGCCGAGGTAAAGGCGGAAAGGAAGGCAAGGTGGTGAAATCGCAAGACCAAGCAATCGCAATCGCTCTCTCAATGGCAGGAAAGTCGAAAGGTAAGTCCTCCAATCATGCCGAGCGCCTGGTATCAATGGGCTACTCTGAAGACGTGGCTCAAGAAGTTTCCGCGATGCTTGATGGCACCTACGACTTCACAACATGTGAGCGTCCCAATGGCTCTCGCTACGGCACAGGTGGTAAGTGCCGCAAAGGAACTGAAGTCAGCGCAGAGGAAAAAAGCGCCATTAACCAGCTGGCCGACCTACTTCCGGAAGGCGAGAAGATCCTGGACAGCTCAGGAAAGAGCCACACAGTAGGCAAGCCAAAAATGACCAAGAGCGAGAAGATTGCTGCTGAAGTCATGTCTGACTCAAAATTCAAATCGGACAAGAAGCGTATCGCGGAGATGATTCGCCGTGGCGTTCCGAAAGACACCGACTTTGTTGCTTTGGTTGGCGACACGCGTAAGAAACTAGGCGGAGGAAGCACCGACACGGTTCGAAGCTTAACGAAAGAAACGCCAAAGAGAAGAGCTGAGGAGGATGTAAAACGTCCGAGCGGGAAGATGATCGGAACCTCACCCCGAAACATGGCTATCGACGGCCTGGATGACCTTAAGAAAGAAGCCGACGATTACAAGAAGAAGTTTGGCAGCCGTTCGGGTGAAGAGATGATCGGCAAAGTTCTGAAAATGTACGACGAAAGAATCAAAGCTCAAGAGCAATTCATCAAGGACAATTACGGTAACGACTGATGGATATCCCTGGTTTCTCTCCGGAATCACTCTCAGAAGTGACGTCGATGCTTGAGTTTGCTGACCTGGACTGGGAGAAACAGTTCAAGACCGGGAAGGGTGGTCCCGTGAACAAGCAGAACTACGAAACGGATCCGTGGTTCAAGCGCAACACCAACTTGAACTCGGATATTGATTCCCGAAGCGGAAAACAGCCCGGCGACCAAGGAAAACTCAAAGAAAATATTGATAGCGAAATGCTCTCCCCTGCGTCGTATCCGAAGGGTCCGGGCAACCCGCAAGGTGGAAGTAGTAAGGAAGTTCAAGGGATGAGAATGCTCGGATGAACATTTCCGGATTCTCTCAAGAGGCGCTTGAAGCCGTTTCAGCGATGCTCTACGCGGAGCCGGGGCAGCCCGCAGCAGAGCCTTGCCCGCCCAAGCCACCACCGCAGCCAAAGCCACCACCGCAGCCCCCGCAGCCCCCACAACCCAAGGTGGTGCAGGCTTCGCAACCGGATCCACAGCTCCAGGCTCAACAGCAGAAGTTGAAGAAACCGAAGTGTATTCCGCAGCCGAAGTAGTTTACGGAAGGAAGACCGGGGTATAATCACGGCGGAGGAAACTCCGTCTCACCTTGAAATCCAAGTGTCAGAGGAATCATGAAAATCGATCAAATCTTCGGAGCCGCTGGCGACCCCGGATCGTTCATTCGAGGCGAACTCGAACAAGGTCTTGAGCCAATTACGAAAAGGGTTGACTCCCTGGAGAAAAAACTCGATCTTCTGCTTCTGACTTTGAACAGAATTGAAGCTCTGCTAAAGGCGCTTCAACCACTAACTAAAATGATCGGAAAAATTCCTTTTCTGAAGTAACTTTCGCAGGGGGGCTTTGGCCCCTCTTTTGATTATGATCGGCCCAAACAGAAAACCTCAAGATTTCGGCTTCAAAGAAGGCGACACGCACCTTATTGTTAACGACATCACAGAAAAAGCGACTGCCTACGCCTACGGTGGCAGAAAGCTGTGGGACGTGAATTGCCTGGCTCGCGGCCAAGGCAGCGACTACGAGTATAAGTATACCAACACGGATACACCGCCAGGGCTGTACCAGATCGGAACCGTGTACAACGACTACGCCAAAGAAGGTGCGAATCCACCTTACGATCGCACTCTGATGGCGTACGGCTGGGTTTCATTCGATCTTGTTGAGTTGGAGCGCCAGGAGGCCAAGTTCGGTCGGGCGGGAATTATGATCCACGGAGGCGGTTCAGCCAATGGCTGGCCTGGGGCTTGGCTTCCGAAGCAACGTCTGGTTCCAACACACGGCTGCGTCCGAATGTATAATGAGGATCTCCTGTACAAACTGTTGCCTCTGGTGAAACAGGGCACGGTGTTTGTGTCCGTCTACCAGGAAAGTTGACCGGGTAAAACCAATCAGACGCTAAATCTTGGTGGGAAGGAATCGACGTAAAAGAAGGTGTGTCCGAGGTAAATCCTGCGGCTCGACATGTATTGCGTCTCAGCGCAGTTGTCGGGTCGCTTTTTCGTCTTCGAAAGAAGTCGGAAAGACGGCGGAACTACTGGCAAGAATGTCGAAGGCCTATGACAGAAATCGTCGAACATTCGAAAATTCCTCGACTAAAGTTGGATACGACAAGTGGAAACCACTCGCTGAAGGCAACTACGGGAAGGTTTCAATCAGTCCGGACGGCAAACGAGTTGTGAAACAATTGCTGGTTGGCAAAGATGGGAAGAAGGGGGAGTTCGGGGAGTTTGAGGTTGAGCTGGCGAAGAAGATGGGTGAACTGGGTCACGGACCCAAGATCTATTCCCATTCGGCCGAGCATATCGAGATGGCAGCAGCCAAAGGCAAACCGCTGTGGGAGGGTTACTCTCGTGGAGAGAATGAGCCTGTCATGAATGCTTCACAGGCAAAAAAGGCGTCAGCGGCGATTCGCGATCTGCACAAGCTGGGTTACGCCCACGGCGATCTCCACGCTCTGCAGTTCATCGTGAGCGGCAACAACGTTCAACTTGTTGATTACGGCTTGAGCGTTCCAGTCTCTCGACAGCCTTCTCGCGTCATGCAAGATCTTTCCAAGATCGGAAGTCTTGTGGACTGGAAAAATCCAGAACTCGCAAGCGATCCTTACGTGAGCATGGTAAATCGATACCTTGGCAGGTACAAAGAAATTCAAGGACACAGTCAGGCGGCGAAGAATAAAAGAACCCGTCTCGGGGAAGAGTACATTCAAGAACTTGGTAGGTTACAATGAGCGACAACCTGAAAGAGATGATTCGCCGGAAGGAGCTGCTTCGCAAGGGCACTGACGAGGCGGAAGATGAAGCGGACCGAATCTTGCAAGACGTGCTTGAAAATGGCGGGCTAACAACTGAAGAAGTTTATGCTTTGATGGCCCACTGACGGGTAAAAGTAGCATATGAAACTTTGAGGGGGTAGTTGTGCCAATCGAGAGGATTCGTGTCATGCGACCGAAACCACCCGAGCGGAAAACACTAGCAGACAGATTTGTCAATGTGGTTGGAAGTTGGAACTTCATTCTAGGCCAATCCGCAGCAATGGTTCTGTGGGTTTGCGTGAATGTTGGGACCCCTGTGAAACCGGACCCATACCCTTTTATTTTGCTGAATTTGATGCTTTCGTCTCAAGCCGCGTTGCTTGGGCCGATCATTCTGATGGCGAACAATCGGCAAGGCGAACTTGACCGAACTCGTGATATTGACCACTATATGCTTGATGTGCGCGAAAGCGAGTTGGTAGAAGGAATCGCGTCGGAGCTTGAGAGAATAGCCAAACGTTTGGACGCAAACGATGAAGAGCACTGGTGAGAATAAACGAACCTGGAACACACCGGTTCGTGAACCGTGGAACCCTGTGATTAAGCAGTGTTTGAACGCTGTCGACGAGCACATGCGCCTTTACCTTCAAACAGGCAATTCGTGGCATCTCGCCCAGGCGGAAGTCTTGCGTAAATACACCCTAGAGCTCAAAAAGTGGATTCATTCCGTTGAAGGCAGGGTATAAATTGGTATCGAAACAGTTTGACCATGTACGGTTCTTTTTCTGAGGAGGCGCTTGAGCAATTCGCTCAACTCGCAGCCCAAACTCAAGCTGCGGATTTCGTTGAGGGCGACCTCTACGATTTCACACGTTGCGTGCGCCCTGACGGTTCAGCTTACGGAACTCGGGGAAAGTGCCGGAAAGGCACCGAGGGTGGACCTGCTGAGAAACCCGCAAGTAGGCCGAGAGCAGCCACTGAATCTGACGCGAAGGCGGTGGTTCAGAAGATGAAAGGAGCCAAACCTCGCACCTCGTCCAACGACTTGAAGAAAGAGTGGGGAAAAGTGGAGAAGGCAGTCAAAGCCGCCAAGGGTGAGCTTGCTCTCGTCAATGCGGCAACGAAAGGTGACAAGAGCCCTGAGTCTCTGCGGCGCCGACTCAACGCAAGCATGGCACTGGACAAAGCTGAGAGAGCCGCATTGAAGGCATCCGACAAGTACTTCGCCGCCGCCAAGCGTGAGAGCAACGCTGCCATGACGCCTGAGCAGCGCAAGCTGGAGCGTGAAGCCAATAAACTGACAAAAGGCGGCTAAGGTATAAAAGTTTACAAAACTTTACAAAGGGTATAATGGTCATGTAGGCGGCAGTTCCGCTGAGTACTTAAAATGCAAACGTACTTATCATGACTAATGACCGCTTCTGTTTTAACTCGTCGTTCTCCCCTCGCTGATTCCTGGGAGTCTTTCTGCCAATGGGTGACTTCAACCAATAACCGCCTCTACGTAGGTTGGTTTGGTACACTGATGATCCCGACGTTGCTTGCCGCAACTATTTGCTTTATTGTCGCGTTCGTCGCCGCTCCTCCTGTCGATATCGACGGAATTCGTGAACCAGTCGCTGGTTCTCTCCTGTATGGGAACAACATCATTTCTGGCGCTGTTGTGCCGTCCAGTAACGCTATTGGCCTGCACTTCTACCCTATCTGGGAAGCTGCTTCCTTGGATGAATGGTTGTACAACGGAGGCCCATACCAACTGGTTGTCTTCCACTTCCTTCTCGGCGTTTTTTGCTACATGGGCCGTGAATGGGAGCTTAGCTACCGCCTGGGTATGCGTCCTTGGATTTTTGTTGCTTACTCTGCTCCGGTAGCAGCAGCAACCGCCGTTTTCCTGGTTTATCCTTTCGGACAAGGTTCATTCTCCGATGGTATGCCACTCGGAATCAGCGGAACCTTCAACTACATGCTCGTTTTCCAAGCTGAGCACAACATTCTGATGCACCCTTTCCACATGCTGGGTGTTGCCGGTGTTTTTGGTGGTTCTTTGTTCAGTGCTATGCACGGTTCGCTGGTGACTTCCAGCCTGATTCGTGAAACGACTGAGGATATTTCTCAGAACTACGGATACAAGTTCGGACAAGAAGAAGAAACCTATAACATTGTTGCAGCCCATGGCTACTTCGGTCGTTTGATCTTCCAGTATGCATCCTTCAATAATAGCCGTTCTCTTCATTTCTTTCTTGCTGCTTGGCCTGTGGTCGGAATATGGTTCACGGCGCTAGGCGTCTCGACCATGGCCTTCAACCTAAACGGCTTCAACTTCAACCAATCTTTGGTTGATAGCCAGAACCGTGTTATTCCAACTTGGGCCGACATTCTGAACCGCGCTGGCCTTGGAATGGAAGTGATGCACGAGCGCAATGCTCATAATTTCCCGTTGGATCTGGCTTCTGCAACTACAACTCCTGTCGCGCTGACCGCTCCTGCGATCGGTTGATTTGAGTTTACTTTTTGACCTCTGCGGTATAATACTCGTGGAGGTCTTTTTGTATCTCAGACGGTTTACCGTACCTGCTAGACCGGTTAACCGCCCTTTACTCCGCCGGCAAGGCGGGCTATAATAAACTCAGTTAGAAAACGACACATGGAAACCTGGGCCATCTTCACTGGTACCGACCTCGCTCTCGCTGTGATTGGCCTCGTTGGCTTCGTTTCGGTTGCCATCGTAATGGCAACTGCGAGCGGCAACGTGGCGAAGCGGGAAATCACCCTTCGCAAAAATGCAACCGTACAGTCTGATGCCTCTGATTCTTGAGATCGGAGGCTTTCTGTTGGGAATTGCCGCCCTGGCGATTCCTCTTCTCATTATCCTACTTTAAGGGTAAAACAACTCACGTTCATTTGTTATTTGCAAATAGCAAACGGAAGTAGGCTTTTCGCCGAAGGAACGCACTCTGTAAACACTATGGAGTGACGCCATGCAACCTGGACTCATCTTGTGGATTCAAGCCCAACGAAAAATCGCTGAGCGAATCCGAAAACAGTTCAAGTTCAACGTTCCAACTGGCATCGTTTGAACTTTCAGGGAGGGAAACCTCCCTTTTCTTGTATGCGAACATTTGAGGTGGGGTAAAACCTTGAAAAGAGTGCTGAGCCCACCGGTTAATGGCATACAATTTTCCATCAAATCCCACTCTCGGCCAAGTATATACGTTTAACGGAAGATCCTGGAAGTGGACAGGGACTCAGTGGCTTGCTGTCAACGTTCCGACATCTTCCTCAGCACCCGTATATTTTAGTGCCGCCGCACCCAAGAACCCTTTACAGGGGGCATTGTGGTACGACACACTTAACGAAACTCTGAAGATTTGGGGATTTTTGAATGGGGAAATTGCCCCCCGTTGGATTGACATCACATCATCAATCCCTACGCCAGAGCCGCCGGTTCTAATCAGTTCTTCTGCACCTCAGAATGCGGAGCCAGGTTTCCTATGGTTTGACATCCTTGAAGGGGTATTGAAGGTTCGCATCAGCACCCCCGGAGGCAACACCTGGGAAAATGCTGCCTCCTCTTCAACGTCTTGTTGCGACTTAGTTACGGTTAGCGTTTCACCTCCGCCCGATCCGCAACAAGGTGCGCTATGGTTCAACGATAACACAAACGAGTTAAAAGTCTGGAAAGAGGCTCCATTTGGCACATCGAGCTGGATTCTCATTTCCCAAGGGATCCCTGAGGAGGAAAGTCCTGTTTTCGTAAGTGCTGCTCCGCCGGTTAATCCTCTGGTTGGCTACCTTTGGTACGATACCGTAAGCGACCTGCTTAAGATTTGGACTCTAGGTCCACAAGGTGGTGTGTGGATTGCAATTACTCCCGAACCGGGAAGGGCTCCCCCGCCGGTTCTAATTAGTGCTACTGAACCGGCCAACCCTGTGAACGGTGCCCTCTGGTACAACACGATTCAGAACGTTTTGTACCTTCGAGATAATTCCGGTGCCCCAGACGTTTGGATCACGCTGACCGAAGTAACTTCAAATCCCTCCGGATGCACAAGAACAACTGTCAGTTCTTCACCTCCCTCGAACCCCTCTCCCGGGGATTTCTGGTACGACGCCGAAACCAGCAACCTGAATATGTGGTATGTTGACGTTAACGGGGGTCAGTGGATTTCCGTTGTACCGTACCCTCAGGAAATGGTTACAACGCAGGGTGGAACTTTTGAAGGACCAATCCTCGCTGGTTACGCAATTCCGGCTGACCCGTTAGCTTTTGTTACGATCCAGTGGGTTCAAGACTACATTTCCTCGTACGTACCCTCAATTTCGATTACTCAGCTAAACGACGTTGATGATACGGGTTTGACAAACAAAAGCACTCTGGTTTACGACTCAACCACAGCACTCTGGCAAACCGACGTCACCATTCTTGACATAACCGATGGGGGAATCTATTAGTGTCTAACATCATTCGAATCAAACGACGAGCAGGCTCTATAGGTGCCCCTTCGTCTCTCTACAACGGGGAATTAGCGTTCAACGAAGACGCCGCAATTCTGTACTATGGTTCAGGAAACTCCGCAGGTCTTGCAACCTCGATCATTGCCATCGGTGGTGCTGGCGCTTTCATTTCACTGAGTGCGAACGCAACAATCACGGGCACCAAAAACTTCACCGGAGCAACAATTACTGTCCCCACTCAACTGCAGTCGGATAACAGCACAAACGCTGCTTCGACTGCCTACGTTCGCTCTGCAATTGGCGCCGTTTCATCCACCTTTACTGTTGTAGGTAACGCTGGTAGTTTCACTTTTGCTACAGGAAGCACCTTCTCGATCACGGGTGACGGGACGATTCTGTCCTCCACAGCGACGCAACCTTCGGGCAGCAATGTTACAGTCTCCCTTTCAATCGCAAACAACTCGATTCCAAACAGCAAACTTGTCAACAGCGCAGTAACCCTGGGCTCGACGTCAGTTTCGCTTGGCGGTACGGCAACAACGATCACCGGTTTAACCAGCATCACAGACCTTGGCACGCTGGCTCTTCGTGACACAAGTGCCGCGTTCGACGTTTCGATTGGAGCTACTTCTTCCGCTGCTTTAACCGCTTCTCGCGCACTAACGCTTGACGTTGTAAACGCCGCTAGAACGCTAAAACTTGCTGGAAACCTTGATCTTTCCGCTAATTTTTCAACCTTCGGCGCAAACGCTCTGACGCTGACAACAACTGGCGCCACCAATGTTACCTTACCAACAACTGGAACGCTGGTCAACAGTGCTGTCACTTCGCTGTCCAGCTTGGCGACCGTTGGAACAATCACTTCCGGCACCTGGAACGGTTCCATCCTCAGCCCAACCTATGGTGGAACGGGCATCAACAACGGTGCCAGCACAATTACCCTTGGCGGCAACCTGACAACCTCGGGTGCTTTCACCACGACGCTGACAGTCACCGGTAACACCAACGTAACTCTACCAATTTCTGGTACGCTGGTTAACTCCGCTGTAACCTCTCTATCCAGCCTTTCAACCGTTGGAACTATTACTTCGGGCACGTGGAACGGTGGTATAATTCCGGTGGCTTACGGTGGTACGGGAACCGCAACAGGTTCAATCACTGGTACCGGTGCCCTGACGTTTACGGCAGGTGGAATAAATACCAACATCAACCTTGTTCCGAGCGGAACAGGCACGATTGATGTTAACAATGCCAGAATTACTTTGGTTGGCGCACCTGTTGCTGCCAACGATGCCGTCACAAAGCAGTACGCTGACGCCATTGCTCAAAGCCTAAACGTTCACGCTGCCGCAGATTACGCAACTACTACAGCAGTTTCCTACGCCTACACTTCGGGCGGCACTGCGCTTACAATCACAACGATTACCGGCACCGACACGATCACATTTAGTACTGATCACGGTCTGCTGCTTAACTCGCAGCTTCGCACCGGCAATACCACAACAGGAACAGGTCTGATTGCCAACACGACTTACTACGTAACTGCTGTCCCTTCAAGCAATCAGGTTAAAGTTTCGATTATCTACGGGGGTGCGAACGCTATCCTCACAGACGGAACCGGACTCAACACGGGTGTAACTGGTAATCCTGGGGTCGGAGCAACTCTTACCGGAACGCCAAGCAGCCTCGACGGCTCGGGAACCTTTGCCACAACGGGTTTACGACTCTTAGTTAAAGATCACACCACAGCCGGTTGCAACGGTGTTTACACTGTGACCACAATCGGAACGGGTTCGGACGGTGTGTGGACGAGAGCCACAGATTTTGATAACGCACCGACTGGTGAGATCGCACCGGGCGACTTCATCTTTGTAACGTCTGGCACAGTTAACGGTGGAAACGGTTTTGTTCAGACTCAGAACTCACCGATTCGGATGGGTATCACGAGCCCAGGTTACGCAGCCTTCACCGGCGACTCAATCGCATTCACCCAATTCTCTGGTGCGGGTCAAATTACCGCCGGGAGCGGTCTTACCAAGATAGGTAACACTCTTGACGTTAACGTCGCATCGGGTCGAACCATTATCAACGTTTCGGACCAAGTTGATCTCGCAACTTTAACCCAGAGCGATAGCTCAGGTTCAGCGGGAATCAATTTTGTTCAGTCTCAGACGGTTGACTCCTATGGTCGAGTAACAGGAACCGTCACGGCAGATGTTCGCTCCGGATCAACTTCTCAGACCGGCATTCTGCAAGTCACCGACTCAACCTCGTCTACTTCAACTACCACCGCCGCTTCACCGAACTCGGTCAAGACTGCGTATGATCTGGCCAACGCTGCGCTGGCAAGGTCTGGCGGCACGATGACCGGCAAAGTCACCCTGGTCAATGCTTCGGCTTCTACCGCAAGTGTCAACTATGGTACAGGAACAGCCGACCCATCCTCTCCCACCAGCGGGGATTTCTGGAACAACTCGGGAGCGCTGAAATTCTACAATGGCTCCGGAACCAAGACGGTTGCGTTTACTGACTCAAACATTACGGGAACGGCGGCAAACGTTAGTGGCACAGTTGCGGTTGGAAACGGTGGTACTGGTACAACGACTCTGACGACTAAAGGAGTTGTTTACGGGAACGGTACGAGCGCAGTTGGCGTTACTGCGGCTGGCTCATGGGATGCCACCAACAGCGTCGGTCAAATTCTGTCGGTGAACTCATCAGGTGTTCCAACCTGGACAGATACGATTGACGGCGGCACATACTGAGTTTACTTCTTTATTCATCCTGCTATATAGCACTTAAGAGGATAGCCACATGGCACAGACAATTAAATTACGAAGATCCGCAATTCCGGGGGCAGTTCCGACAACATCGCAACTTGCCCTTGGAGAACTTGCGATCAACACCTACGATGGGGGACTTTACCTGAAGAAAGATGTTTCAGGGGTGCAAACTGTTGTACAAGTAGGATCAGGGGTCAAATATGGCCAAGTTCTAGCTGTCCAGTACGGCGCAGCAATGCCCTAATTTCCACTCACCTTTACTAACATGGCCGCAAACACTTCACCGATCTGGACGCTGACCCCCAACGTCTCAGGCGCTGACATCACAAACACGGTTGCAAACGTCAACACCACCGCTCCCGGCACCATCGGGACCAACTGCTTCCTGGCGTTCACCTCCGGCGCAGACGGCTCCTACCTACAAAAGATCCGCTTCTCGTTTGTTTCAACAACTAGCGTTATTTCCTCTGTTAACACAACACTGCAGGTATATATATCCACTATCAACACAGGTGCGACAACTTCAGCCAACACTGACTTGATCGCTCAAGTCCAGGCCGCAGCACAGACAGTTTCGGCGGTTACAACGGCACCATACCCGATTGAAATTCCTTTGAACTTTGCGATCCCAGCCAGTAGGTACATCCTAGTAACACAGTCCGTTGCTCAAACCACCAACTCCAACTGGAACGCAGTTGTAATCGGGGGCAACTACTGATGCTCAACTTATTTGACATTCCAAAGCCACAAAATGGCTTTGTCAGTGTATTTCCTGGTTGCCTTAGTAGCACCAGTCAATGGTTTACATGGGAAAAACCCGCTGGCATTATCATGATTCGCTGTGTATGTATTGGCGGTGGCGGCGGCGGCGGTGGTGGCTTTCCAAGCGCAACCACTAATGCTAGAGGGGGTGGTGGTGGTGGCTCTAGCGGGGGCATTACAGTCTCTGAAATTGCGGCTTCCTTATTGCCTGATATTTTATACGTTTCGCCAGGCCTCGGCGGCAACGGAGGTGCGTCTTCAACTTCCGCCGGCACTCTGGGAAGTTCCGGGTCGCCATCTGTAGTTTCGATTGCACAAAGCACTCAGGGTTGTTATGTATTGTGCGTTGGCACTGCCGGTACTCCTGGCTCCCAGGCAGCATCGGCAACACAGGCCGGCAACGCTGGCAGCAGTGGCACCGCCACCCCTTTAGGCAATATCGAACGCGCTGGGTCAGGATTATTTAATTCAGTAGCCAACCAAGCTGGTGGTGCTGGCGGTGCAGTGGCCGGTGGTGCGGGAACGAATATCCAACCACCACAAACAGGACTACCAGTATCCGGCGGCGCTGGCGGCGGTGGTGGCGCCACTGGTGCAGGTGGCAGTATAAATGCACCTTTTCAAACTCAAGCGCTAAATCTATTTACGCTATTACCGGGTGGCGCCAACGGCGCTATCGCAGGCAACGGCTCTAGCGGTCACGAACGCCTAGCTCCTCTGTTGTCTTGTGGCGGATCAGGAGGCGGCGCCAACAGTGGCAACGCTCGCGGCGGCGATGGCGGCAACGGCGGATTCGGCTCTGGCGGCGGCGGTGGTGGTGCTGGCGGCACCACAGGCGGCGGTGGCGCTGGCGGTAACGGCGGCCCCGGCCTAGTGCTGATTTACTCGTGGTAAAGAAGCACTTCGAGGGTAAAATCAACCATTGACGAAGCCTTCTCCATGTACGTTCTTCAAAGTTGGACATTTACCCCTGGGAATGAAGGGGAAGGCACAATCGAGGTTCCCGGTGTTTACACGATTGAGCAATTCGCTCACATCACGAACCTAACAAGAAATATCCCCCTGTTTGATCCAGAAGCGCATGAGGCAACAGCCGTATTAACCAGTAACGGACTGGCATCCACTCTCACTATCGCTCAGAACACTTCTTTCTGCCAGCCAACCGACGAGCTGCAGATCGTGATGTACAATCCCTACTACGGTGGGGGAGGCGGTCCGACTTCAGATGTGGCAGTTACAAACTGGCCTGTTTCTCAGAACATCAACGGAATTGTTGAAATTAGTAATGCGATTGGAGACCCCATACCCGTAGCCGGGACAGTCTCTGTTAGCAACTTTCCCGCTACCCAAGCTGTAACGGGTACTTTCTGGCAAGCTACCCAACCCGTCTCTGGTTCAGTTTCTGTTAGCAATTTTCCCGCTACTCAACCTGTTTCCGGTTCAGTCTCTGTTAGCAACTTCCCCGCTACCCAGGCAGTAACGGGAACTTTCTGGCAAGCCACACAACCAGTCAGCGGAACCGTTGAAGTTACCAACGACGTTGGCAATCCCCTTCCAATCAGCGGCACAGTTACCGCCAACCAAGGAACTTCTCCTTGGGTTGTTTCAGGGAACGTTACGACGACTTCAACTGTTACGGCATTTCCGTACATGTCGACAGACGCTTTCGGACGCCTGCGCACTTCCGCCCCATACACGCTGTTTGACTCCAGCCATCGTTACGCAGACAACAATCTTTGGAGCACCGCGACTGTAACCGGCGGTTCTACATCTTTCAACGCCGCCCAAGGTTTGGTCGACTTGAACGTAACCACGGCATCGGGTGCCGAAGTAATTCGAGAAACCACGAAAGTTTTCGCATATCAACCTGGAAAGTCTCTGCTGGTGATGGACACATTTGTGTTCAACGCACCCAAGACCAATCTTCGCCAACGAGTTGGTTACTACGGTTCTGCCAATGGTTACTACCTTGAGCTGGGCGGTACGACGAACAGCCTTTGCTTCGTCGAAAGAAGTTCCGTCACCGGGTCCTTAGTCGAAACGAAAATCAGTCAAGCCGGAGGTGTATACGGACCGAGCGACACTGGCTGGAACGTTGACCCGTTAAACGGAACAGGTCCGTCAGGGTTGACCCTGGACCCAACAAAGGCGCAGATTCTATTCCTCGACATGGAATGGTTGGGTGTCGGAACAGTTCGCCTCGGTTTCGTGATTGACGGAACATTCATCCTGTGCCACCAATTCCAACACGCTAACCTGATTGCTTCCACCTATATTACCTCGGCTTCTTTGCCGATGCGTTACGAGATTGCTAACTTAGGGGTGACAGCGTCGGCGAGTACGCTGAAACAAATTTGCACGACGGTAATCTCAGAAGGTGGTTACGAACTGCGAGGATCTCAGCAGAGTGTCGGAACGTCGATTACAGCGCCAAAAGCTTTAACCGTGGCGGGAACCTACTACCCGGTTGTGTCCCTTCAACTGAAAACTTCTAGGCTCGACGCAATCGCAATTCTCACTGCGATCTCGATTCTAGGGAGCGGAAATAACGAGGTTTACAGCTGGCGCGTAGTTGCAACCGGAACAGTTGCAGGCGGGACTTGGGTGAGTGCCGGGGATAGTTCTTCCGTGGAATACAATCTAACAGGCACGGGAATCACGGGTGGTAGAGTTCTTGCCTCGGGTTACACATCTGCCTCAAACCAGGGCTCACCTTCAATTGACATTCTGAAAGAAGCTCTGTTTGCCTTCCAGCTTGAGCGCGACGGTTTGACGGGAACTCCGTACACGCTATCGGTTGCGGTTGCCGGAGCAAACGCCAGCCAGCTTGTTTACGCCAGCATGGACTGGGAAGAAGTCAGCCGCTAATCCCTTGGAAAAGATTCGAGTTATCGCACAAGATGTCCTTCTGAGTGACATCGACCCTAAAAATCTAACCAACGATTGTTACATCGTTGTCCGTAGAGACGGTGTCACCGATGTGATCAAAGCTCGACGAATGGTCGATATCTTCGATCATTATTACGATCTCGGCATCCTGCTCAAGTCGATTGATTTCAGCGGCGGAAGAAGGAACCCGCGATTGCAAGACCCGGAAATGTAGTTTACTTTCGGCGGCAGAGGGTAAAATAAGGGAAAGTATTGCCTCTTCCCATGGCGTTCGATCGAAATCCGAAGTTCGGGGCGGACCAGTCGTTCTCCGAAAGCGCAAAACGTGTAACTGATCTCCTGTGGGAGACAACAGGGGGAAACTTCTCGGAATTCCCACGTTCTTACCTGCAGACTCTGCGGCACGATTTCGCAGATGGTCGTATCTCGATGCTCGAGTTGATCGACCGTATCGATCTTGGCCCTGAAGCAACCTACGACGAATACTGCGAGGTTGTTGATGCTTTGCTGAGTGTGGATCCTTCCCAGTGGCCTGATCCGGATTCGGTTCTGCAGGTTCAAGCAGACAAGCTTGAGTTTCAGGTTGAGCCCGAGCCCGTAGAATTCAACGAGTTTGAGTTTGCTGAGGGCGATTTAAGCGCCAAGATGGAAACTTTCTTGAAGAAAGTTATCGCAAGCGTGTACCTGGATGGCGTAACCGACGTTACCGACAGCGAAGGTAATCCCCCGAATGAAGCCAACAACTACCTGATGGCGGACGACGGCAAATCCTTCAGCGGTATCTTCTACGACGCCGCACCGGGCGAGAAGGCGAAGCAGTTCTCCTTCACAATCTCCGAGAAGAAAGACGGCAACTGGCAGATTTCCTATTGAGGTTCTTATGAGCGATACGTCGTCAAAATACGATGAAACGCACCCATGTGAAGGCTCTTCGGAGTTGAATGGCAAGGATGCGTCGTATCGCACTGCGAAAATGATCAGCGATTCTCGGCCAGTTTTGAAGAGAAGGGTAAGAGGCGCTCTTGTTCCAATGCGGTATCAAGATGAATCACCTCTC